AGCGGAACAGTGAAGTCTCCTCAAGGGCATCAGTTACATCAGCACCAGCACCTTCCCAGAACATCATCTCAGGAACAACGATGAAGCGGAAGTTATCAATAATACCACTTGATTGAGGTAAATCCAGTTTCACCAAATGGATCATCTGAAGAGTAATTATCGTCGGGTTTAACATTTTTAATCTTAAACTTAACAGTTTTACCATCAGTTTGGAATCCAACAGTAGTGAATGATTCATCACCAACAACCAACATTGGGTATACGTTGTAAGCAAGGCTTGCACCATTGCCTGTAGCACCTGTAACAGCACCAAAGCGGAACAGTGAAGTCTCCTCAAGGGCATCAGTTACATCAGCACCAGCACCTTCCCAGAACATCATCTCAGGAACAACGATGAAGCGGAAGTTATCAATAGCACCAATCTCACCACGAGCAATATTACCAGAAGACGCATATTGGGCTACTGGAATGAATGCTTTGTTTGAGTGGTAATCAGTCAGACGCATGATTGAAGGAACCAGCTCTGAACCAATGTAGATATAACGAGCAGCATTAACTACTTTAGTATCTACCATACGACTACCAGTGATAACCTTGGTATTCTTAGGACAACGGTTTTGATCAAGCTCAATGCCTAACTTAACTAAGTCATCATAAGTAATGACATCAGCAGCACCAAGAGTAGCAGCACCTGCCAGAGTAGCAGCAGAAGTAGCATCACCAGTGAAACGTAGAACGCCAGCAGCATTCAACAGATCCATTTGGATTTGGTCTTCGTTAATCTCATTAGCGGCTTTAACCATTTCTTGAGACATATGCATATACAGTTCTTCGTCTGAATCGAAATCCAGAGATTCTTGTGTATATTCATCGAAGAAACCAAACTTCTCTAGTGTAGCAGAAAGTTCAATACGCTTCATACCAACGCGGTTTACACGACCACCAGATTCTGACAGAGCAGGAATCTTAGAAGTAATAGTACCTACGTCTTTGCTTGAACCATACAGGTTACCATAAGGATTATCACCAGTAGCAGCAATAGCAGCAATAGTGTAATCAGTACTAATAACAGCAACGATATCAGTATAGGTAGCAGCAGCATCAACAGCGTGGTCAGTGATAACACTACATACGTAGCCTACACTTAGTGCCCAAGCATTGAAGTTAGCTTTTGCCTCTACAAGAGCAGCAGCAGCAGAAGTAGTACTATCACCACGGAAGTACTTAGTTTGTGAAGCAACACCACCAGCAATCAGAGCTGAGATGTATGCAGTATACCCAGTACCAGCAGCGGTGATAGCACCAGCGGCATCAATACCCTGGTCATTTTGGTTACGGTCATCAAGAATAGGAAGGTAATGATATTGTTTAATATTCTTACCCATATTTTTAGGCATAGCACGGGTATTAGCCAGCTGTCCAAAATATGTTTCCTTTGCGGCTTCTACAAGAGCTTTCTTGTGGAAGTAGTCGGTACGGATCTGTGATCCAGCAGAAGATGTAGTTCCTGCGTCATTACCGTAAATTTGCTTATCAGCCATTATTTTATATACCTATGTAAATTAATTTAAATAAATTTACTACTAGACAATTTTTCGAATTCTTCATCTGACATATTTAAAGGATCAAATGAATCCTCAACAACAGTCTTTGTAGTACTTTTTGTGGAACTTGCAGCTTTCTTTCGATTCGTCAGCTGTTTGGAGTCTTCCGATTTCTTAGAAGGAATAAGTACTTTTGGAGTTTCGGATATAACAGGGGTAGTAGCTTTTTGTACTGTAAAGCCTCCTCTGGCATTGATCTCTTCACCTACAGTTTGATACGCCTCTAAATCAGACTGTCCCTTTAATTGGCCTATCATACGTTTGTTATCTACTTCATTTTTAATTTGATCATAGATACCAGACGCTACGTGATCATTAATAACACGTATAATTTCAGGCTCAGTTATAAGAACTTTCTTACTGGAGTCATCCCACTTATTGCCAATAATGTCGATAGTAGCTGCAAATGAACTTGTGTCTCGAATATCATCGAGTATTCCATCAAGCTCTACATCCGAATCATTTACATTGTAAGATTTGGGGTGATACTCTTGTTTCTCAATATCAATATCAAGTGGGTTTATTCCACTTTCTTTGATTAATTGGGCTATAGCTGCTGGATCTTTCTTACTTAAATCAATTAAGTGGTTCAGTTTATCTGCATCTAATAACTCGTTGTTTTCTAGCATTTTCATAAGTTTCAGATTGGGTTTTAATCCAGTCATTTTCTTATTATAATTTGCACCCATTTGCATAAGAACAATAGCATCATCAACACTGTTGACTTTTACTTCTCGTCCATTGGCTTTAAAAGGTGCTAAAAGTCGTTTATATTCATCTTCATAGTTAATTTGCTTAACCTCAGAGTCCTCCGCTTTCAGCTCGGACTCTTCGGCTACTGCATCTTCATCTACCTTTGTAGACTCAACTGTATTATCTCTAGTAGCATCTGTAGCATCGTCTGACTCTGTTGTAACAACAGGATCTTCTTCTTCTTCATCTACAGAATCTGGTAAATCATCTTCTACAGTTGTAGAATCTTCTTCCTCAGTAGGAATAGCTTCTTCTTCTT